CACTTGAAGCCTTGAGCAAGCTCGACTCTAAGTGGCAGAAGCACTGGCTGTTTCCAAATAACGTCGGCAATCACTACAGCAAGGTCAGTCAAAACGTCCACACGAAAGAATGGCGAAAAGCGCACGAGAGCGCTCACATGCGCTTTAGGACTCAGCGACACACAAGGCACACGCGAGCCACTAGCTTGCTTTTAGATGGCGTCCTGCCTGCCACAGTAGCTGCTCAGCTAGGTCACAACGTGCAGACGCTTCTCAAGCATTACTATGAGTACATGCCTGAGAGCGATCGTACTGAAGCTGAGATGCTGGAAAGCAGCTGGAAATGACGCTGGCTGCCTTGTGGCTGCCTTGGAGCGTCATTTTAGAGGGTAAAACTAAGCTAAGTCATTGATTTAGCTTTTAAAAAATTGGTCGGGGTAGAGAGATTTGAACTCTCTACGGACCAAAATATGATTGTACATGATTGCGAACGATGGTGTATAGACCCCGCGGATTCTCTGGCTTGCAGAGATTCGCGTGTTGTACGCCATCATCCGCAATCTTGCATATATGGTGTATAGCTGCCTTGATAGCTGCCTTGAGATTAGAGCGCCTCAGTCATAGCTGGGCGCTCTACGTTACGCTCAGCTTGTCTCGATTGCGATATACCAACGATCTCATCACGTATCTTTCTCATGGCTCCCAGCGTCCAATCCGTGGCTTGATTTTGCTCATTAGCGGTCCTGACAGCCTCTGACCGAAACCCAAAGCCACGCGGATCGAGAGCAGTTGCTGGGTTGCCCATGCGTGTCACGTCAGCTAAACCAGCGTTTGCAAGGCTGGCTGTCATGTCCATGCCCATGTACTCGCTCATGAAGCGATTGACAGGGTTGTTAAACAGACTGCTAACGCCCTGCGCCAAGGTATCACTAAATCGGCCCAGCAAGTTGCGGGCTGAGCGCAGCATAAACCCAGCTTGAGCAAGACCAGTGTTTCCTGGTACTACGAGTAACGCTGCCGCGTTGGCGACCCTCTCGCTGCTAAACAGTGGCTGTACCGTGCCATCAGGAAGGCCCATGCTTTCAATCGTGCGGAAATCAGCAGCAACGATCTCCCGGAACATCTGCATTTTTTGCAGCTGCTCAGGATCAAATATCTCGCGCATTACCGTGTTGTTTTCCACCATAAAATTTTCGTATGTTTTGACGAATCGCTCTGGGTCTGGCACAGCACCAAACAATGGCTCGAACATCTTAAACGTCATACTGTTGCGTAGCATGTCCATTTGCGCGCTTTCGTAGCCAAATATGTCAGCAACGCCCTGCACTTCTCTTTCTGCCGTCGTTTTATTCGTTGTGTTACCCAGACCAAGAATCGCTTGTAGCGCTTCCTCACCAGACACATTTTGATCAACCATACGGCGCACAAAGTCTTGACCGTTAAACTTAGCAATATAGTCTTTGTAGTATTCGTTTGCTTGACGCCATTTCTGCTGCGACTCCTTATTGCCAAACATGGCTGTTCTTTCCATCGAAGCGTCAAAGAAGGTATCGATTGATTGCCGCAGCTTGTAAAGTCCCGCTAGATCGTTTTGTGCATCGACTGATAGCGGAGCAGATCCACTACCAGCGCGTTTGTATTGATTTATTGAGTTGTTGATGGAGCGCCTGATTTCCCACAGCTCGTTCAAATCGCTATAGCTTTCGAACGGGCCTTCAGCATCCCTTGCGTTGCGCGCCGGACCTCCTGGTCTAAAAGGCTGCTGGAAATTTTGGTTGTCACCGCCGGGTGCGAGCACTACGTCTCTACGGATTTCAGCTACATCTGTTCCGGGCTGCGTCTGAGGTGGACGATTAGCGGCTTCTTGCGCCTCGAATACAGTGCGGTGCGTTTTCGTACTGATGTCGCTTACATACTTATGGGTAAGCGGGGATTCTCTTTCACTGAACCTAATTGGTCGCTCACCGCCAGTTAGATTATTCGCAATCGTTGTGTCTAAGAGACTTAGCTCAACAGTAGGCACAAAGTTGTTGCTGCTACGCGCATCTGTGAATAACGCATCAGCCATACGGCTTATGTCAGCTTCCATCGCCTGTATGTCGCCTTGCAACGTGGGTGAGTCAGATCGGATGCGCTGACCCATCTCTGTAACCTCAGCAACTGGTGCAAAACTTCCTAGATCTTGACCGCGTACAGTGTCGCCTTGTGTTACACGAAACTGCGATCTCTCAACGCCCTCTTGCGTGAAGCCAGGTCTGTTTACTTGCTGTTGGAGCAGATTCTGGCGCTCTAATGGTGACTGCTTGGGGTCCAGCCCCATTTCACGCATTGATTGTTCAACCTGCCGTCTGGCACGACCTCGATGGAAAGCAGAACGTCCTGTTGACGCGATGTCTGGCGCAAAGTCCAACAGCGTCTTGGTCGTCATGTACATTATTGTGTTGGCAGTGTTTGGCTCGATGCTATCGACTTTCGGTAACGCCTCTCGTGCAGCCGCCAAATCTTCCATTAGCTTTGCTGGTGGCGTCTCATTGTTATCTGCGTACCTTCTGTACTCAGCAACAAGATTGCTAAAATCAGTGTTAAGTTGATTGAATTCTTCGGCACTGATGCGATTCACGCCCATCTGAGATGCAGCAGACCCATCGTCAATATTTATAATAGGGCCAGAGCCATACATTGAGTCAGCAGTAGTTTGCGCGATCGCTTGAGCGCCTTCGTCGTAAAAACGAAATACGCTGTCTAATGCACCCAGCATAACTTTGCCGCTGCTTGTGCGTGGAGCCCAGGTCAGACTACCAATTAGGCTGTTCATATCTTCATTCGCAGCGATCATGGCTTCACCAAAAGTCGCGCCGTCGTACATGCGGTACGGTACAGAACCCATCGCGCTCAAACCGCTAAGCATCGCACCTCCTGTTGCAGCAGCGATGGTGTATGCCGTTTCAGGAAAGCCCAGACCAATATCTATAGCGCCTCGAACTAGGCTTGGCGCACCACCAAGAACTCGTGCAGCCGTCGGGCTTACACTTTCGTTTAGCGAATTTACTAGGTCGGCAGCTGGTTGTTGTTCGCCTAATATCGGCAGCAATCCCTGTGAACGCATGTCCTCCACAGCAGCGATAAATCCAGCATCACGCGGATCTGTAGAACTCATTATGTCTGGAGTAAGGACGAGTTCTTCCTTAACTTGCTCGACTTGTCTCGCGGTAAATTCAGCCATTACAGATCTCCATTAGGATTGGGCAATCCAATACTATTGCGACGAGCAACGCCAGCTTCCGCTTCTTTCTGACTGTCTGTGTAGTACAAGTCGCGCCAATTATCGTAGGTGTTATCTTCCTCACCTGTGGCTAACTTATACTGCATCTTGTATCTATTTACGTTGTCTTCGACCATGCTCTCCAAATTAATACGCAGCGCGTTTGGATCGGCGCGGTTAGCTCCTAACGCTTGTATCTGATTTATGATGTCCTGGTCAGAGATAGAGTTGCCGTTTTGGTCAGCACGAGCATTTATATACGCGAGTCGAATGACAAGGCCGTCAGCAACATTTTTGGCAACGCCGAGAAGTTGTATATTGCTAGAGGCTCCATCTCTCGCCGCCGTTATAGCATCCATGTCGAATCGCTCAGGCGCTTCTCTAGCAATATTTGCAAACTCTGCTCCTGCGTAAGCCAGTTCGGCGTTCACTTCATTCAAAAAGCTAGCTACTTGGCCAGTAAGTGATTGTGCGCCAGGGTTCCCCTCAATTATTGCGTGCAGACGACTAGCGACATCGATGGTGCGACCTACATTTACTGCCGCCTCTTGTAGGTCTTGTTTTTGCTGCTCACCAATATCTAGGTCACCTAGCTTAGTCGCTGTGACCGCGGCGTTAACAACATACTTAGGAATGTTCTCGTCAGCAATTTCGTTGCCTTGGAAGTCTTTGAACGAGCCGTCTTCGCCAACCATGACGCCAACCAGATTGCCTTTAGCGTCGCTGTAGATCATTGGCCTAAAGTCAACTACGCGGTCTTCTCTTTCATTCAGTCGCGTTTGTATTCTAGCCACTTCTTCTTCAGGCAAGTCAAACACACGGGCTTCGCCGGTTTTCTCATTGATCGAGCGCAGATATTCAAATTCGGGAGTATCGGACAGCCTGCTAAGCAGATAACTTTGATTACCACGCAATGCGGCTGCGTCATTTTGAGTGTCAACGACACTGCGCCTAGACGAAGCTGCGCTTGCTGCTCTTTGCGCTGTGAGCGCATTCAGATTATTCATCTCAGCTTGCTGTTGTTGCAGAGCCATTTGCAGCATAGCGCCACGCATGGGCTGACCTTGCTGCCTCAAAATGCTTGGTAGCTCCTGTAGCATCTGCTGTTCGTTTAAGCCCCGCAAATTAGCTTGGTTCATCATTTCTCGATTAACTTGCTCTTCAGGCGATATCAGCCCTGCAGCCCGTGCGAACAAGTTTTCGTTCTTTGCAACATTGCCAAGCGCTTGATTGAACAGCGTACCACCAAGACGGTTTGGGTTGACGCCAAGCCGATCTGTAAGCAATTTAGTAGCTTGTTGTTCCTTTGCTTTACGAGTAGCTTGAGGATCAATGTAAGGCGCTAATTGCGCTGTAATATCCGTAAGTGACATTTTTAGCTCCTATCCTGCAAGTCTCTGTAAAATTTCAATCAAACCCTCTGATTCCCTGTCGTCTCCATACTCCGCACTAGCAAGAAAATCCAGAAGACTGCTAAGACCCTGCTGGCGAAGTGTTGTCGCAAGCTCCTCAGTGCCGAGATCGTAGTCCAGCATTTGACTGAGCAAATCTCGCTCGTAGCCAGCCTTTTGACGACGCATCAGACTATCGATGTCTTGTAGCTGGATTCCAGGTTGTGTCAGCTGACTAAGCGTCACATCACCAAGCATTGCGTCTCTTAATGCCTGAGACGTAAGAGCGCCGCCAACTTGTTTCTCATCTAGACCGTATCCAAGCGCCCTGGCTACCTGATCGCTCATCAGGCCAGCGTCTTGCCGAGCTTGATTAGCGCCCGCAAGCCTTGCATTTGACAACGCAGTTGCCTCGTCTCTAGCCAGACCCATCGCGCTTACCGCATTGGAAGCCTGCTGCTCCTGTATAGCTTTCTCAAGAGCCAGCTGCTCTGGTGAGCCACCATATTGGCTGGTTTGCAACCCAAGACGGCCTTGCGATAAAAGCTGGTCAGTAAGGTTTTCACGAGCACGCTGTTGCTCTGGTGCTTGTACAGCGTTTAAACGATCAAATATCGTTTGCTCTCTATTGGCAATACCAGGCGCTGTAAATGGATCTGTCAGATTTGTGGTGTCGGCATATTGGCCTTGCTGCGTCTGCAGAAAACCCTGCTCATTTATTTGGTTTCCTTTTGCGTCCTGCACGCCGCTGAGTAAGTTCATCAATCCTTGCCTGTCTCGCATCGGATTGAAGCTTACTTGACCAGTCGCGGGATCGACCTCGCGACCAAATGTCTCGTTCAAACCATAATTAGCAGCTTGCGTCAGATTGTTTTGCAAGTTACTAAAAGGACTGCTAAGCCCATAGCTAAGCTGCCCAGCGTCATCGACGGATACTTGTCCGATTCCGCTAGTGAAGCTATACGGAGTAAAGTTCAAATCTGATTGTAATTGGTTCTGGAAGTCAGTAATGGTGCTTTTAGCTGTATCACCGAGTCCTTCGATACGCTTAGCACTATCTCTCGTAAGTGCTACATTACCGAGAGCAGCCGCCAAATTACGCGCACCTGCAAAACCCCCGTCCGTAAGGTAACTTTTCATCTGCTCCATGAATGTAGGATCAGCCATCAGTATGTACCCCCGTCAATTGTTGTTACTGTCGTGGTGCCAGTTACTGTCAGGTTTGCAACTGTGACGGTACCTGTAAATGTCGGTCCAGCTGTATCCGATTTGCTGTTTACTGCAGTTTCAATTGCATCAAATTCCGCATCGATCTCAGCTCCTTTAACGACCTTGAGCGCCGATCCTGATACCAAACTATCCTTTGAAGTAAACCCAGTGAGTTTTGTGTAGCTCGCCACTTCATTTCTCCTATATCTATATCATCCGTCCAACTAAGCTTTGAACATTTAGCTGCTGGATTGCAATTTCTTTTCCACTAACAGTCGTTTCCAAACCAATCTGCACCACACTGCCGCTGCCGCCAGCATTAATGCGTTGCGTGTTAATCAAAACTGAACTAGAGGAATATTCTGCTGTAGTGTTGTATTCGCTAATATTGTATTGAGCAGCATTGATAGCTGGGAGAGAGAAAGCTCTCTTTGTAAAGTCTGCCGAGTAGTCATATCCATACTGCAGAGACACCCTGGCATCAGAGCCATTGAATGTCGTTAAATTAATTTTTTTCAAAAACTTGAGCCTGGAGCTATCACCAAAATCTAGCGGATGTGAGAAATAGCTCATCGTGTATGAATTACCGTTGTCTTGCTGTGTGTCATATTTAGCAAGACCACCCTTAACACCGAGATAAAGCTTTTCATTATCGAACAGGTACATTGAAAGAGGTTCAATCCCACTCCAAGTTGTAGCTCTGAAACTGCCATCCTCTAGCGGAAATCGCGTGTCAAAGACAAACAAACCACTAACACCCGTGAATACACACAGGATAAAACTGTTGTTTGGATCGAATATCATCTTCAAGTTATCGCCATCGCTTGCTAGGAATGCTTTTACGTCAAAATTTACATTCCTGCTGATATCGCCAATCGGTGATGACTTCTCCTGAATTGTTCTACCTAAACTTCTAATGCCAGTATTGTCACCAAAGATTATGTCCTTACCTGTGTTCACTACAGCATCTCTGGCTACAGCGCCTATATTGCTTACAACGTCAGCTAAAGACATGCTTGCAGGCGTATCAGCACCCTCGTATATCAAAATATTCTGTTTGCCAAATATGATCAGCAAATTGTTGTGCGCTGCTAACGAGGTAATCACGTCATAGCCATTTGGCCACACAGTCGTAAGATCAAGAGAGCCGCTTGTGCCAGAGTTCCAATCAACGCCATCAAGCGTATCTGACCAATACAGCGTTTTCTGATTACCTGTCACGTCAGCAGCCCACACGCGACCATACGCAGCCAAACAGACATGAGCCGATGGCGGTGTGCCACTTGCGCTACCGTGGCCAGCAACAGTCGTCAGAGCGCTTGTGGAGGCATCGTATACTAAGGGCAAGTGACCACGCTGGAACAAGAAATGCTTGTCTGCAAGTGTGCAAGCTGACCAATTATTAGCGCTTACTGAGTAACCCCCAGGCGTAACATCTGATAGCGTCGTAGTCCCTGTAAATATCTTGTTGTTGCCTGCGGTAAAAACGATCTTAGTGCCGTTTTGCTGTACAAACTCACTGACATGCTCAATGCCTGCGCTTGAACCCAATACAGCCCCACCATTACCGCTTACTATGCTGTAACCTTTACGTGCCGCAATGCGCCCTTGCTTGTCGATAACAGCGTTATCCGCAATTGCTGCAAAGGCTTGCGACTGCATCAGTGGCGAATCCTGTGTGTTTATGCCGCCAAAGCCAGGTGCCGCTAAAGTAATGTTTTGTAATTGCTGCGCCATATTTACACCCTGTAGAAGTACAGCTCATCCTGGTATCTGTTTGCATCTAACGCTATTGAGTCGCTCAAAGCGTCATTCGCAACACTGAGTTGTTCGATAGCGCTCTGACCACCAGTCTCGCCCCTTTCCCGTAACGCCATGGCGTATGCCATCTGCAGCACAGGATTACTTGGGATCGTCAACCGTGTGGAATCAGCGTCTAAATCTGCCTGTGGTATCACAAGATCAAAACGCAATGTCTCAACTGCTGATGGTGTTGGGTAAACCTTTATTAGCAGCTCACCTGTAGCATTCGTTCCGCTGAACATAAAGTCAGTTGGGCTACCATCTGGATTAGTGGCTAACACTGTATTGTCATTGAAAAAGGACAAGTTGCGATGCCTTACATATTGTTTTGATGTTTCGTTCATCGCTTGTTTAAATATGCTGCTTTGACTTGTGCCTGTCAAAGCATAGGTAGCAGTGCCAATAACTGTCGGAAATGTCACGGTGCTGCGTAACGCTGTCCATTCATGCGTTCGCTCTGTTTGCTTTTTGGCGTCATTAACTAACTCACCCACTAACGCTGAGTAAGACGTTTCGTTTGCAGTTGTCACAGCCGTCTCGCGCAGTCGGCGCAACACACCATTTATAAGATCAAGATATGTCATGTAAATAACCTATTAAGCATATTAGTTGGATCTAGTTTTATGCTTTCAATATCTGAGGCAAAAAAGTCAGACGATACTGGGGTTCTGTTCATAACTTGTACAAGAGTTGCCTTATTTGTCACAGAGCTTGATCCTGCGCCAGTACCTGTGCCTGTGCCTGTGCCTGTACCGCCAGTATCTGTCTCTGCGGTTGTATCATTCGTAGTGGTAACAACAGATTTTGGTTTCAAAAGACCTGGGCCAACTGCACTGTATGTTGTTATAGGCTGACCGCCCTTTGTTTTATTAACGGGAGTGTTATTTGGAGTGCCAGTATTATTGACGGAGTTGTTGCTTACACCGCTCACATCGTTTTCCAGACCACTACTATCGAGATTACTATCCCCAAGATTGCTAGTTCCATTTAAAGACCCAATGTTCACGTTTAAATTTAAATCATTTTCTTTTTCTTTAACGAGGTGCTCAGCCATCGCCTTACCAGTGCCGTCAGGGCTTATACCGTAACTACCTCCGTCCGTCACAGCGATTGTCTGTCCATCCTCACCGACGCCAGCAATACCGTTGTAATCAATATAACTTCCGTCAGACATTAAGAAAGCATTTCGAGCCGCATCGTATATGCCTACCGTGCTTAGGTCACTGTCTGTCGTATTCAAAGACGTGGAACCTGAATTAGACAATGCCTCAGTGACTGCATCGGTTGCCGACGTACCGCCAGATATAGTTGTGTCTATATCCTCGTCTAGATTGTCTTTATTTGCAGAACCGCCTGGCTCGACGTTTGGCGTAATCTTTATGCGCTTGCTGAGAAGACCTCCAGCGTCACTGCCACCTAATATATCTAGGCTGCTCGGGTCGTGGAATATTTCAGAGCTTGTGAGCAAATTACTTATAGCGCTCTTTTGATCAATCTCGCTCAATAAGACATTGCGCTGAATGTTGCCAACCTCTTGTAGGAGCAATTCATAATCTTCTTGCGTTATGTTGGTCGGGGCAGACACTGCGTCAGCCACCATACTGTCGAAGTCCATTTGCTGCGCTTGATCAAAAGCTAATGCCCCAGCGTCTTGAGTGCCAAATAACCCGCGTCCCGGCGTAAGGCTTATTTCGCCGCCATAGCCGACGACTCCTCTCATCATGTCTGTTTCAGATAAAGGATTACCGCTATTCCCGTTAGGAAGAGAATAAACAATCGTGCCTGGACTACGACCTAGTATCGATCCCATTATTTATTGCCTCCTTTACCTGAATAGAAGAACGCCGCACAAGTCCCTAGAATTCCTGACAGTTGGCCAAGCACGAGTGAAATTATTGTTTC